TCTAGTGATGGATCACTCACTTATAATACTAATGTTTATTACAGACGATGTCTTGTTACTAACTTGATGTAATCTTGTATTAAATTAAGTGATATAAATAAGGGTAAGGGGTCTTAGATTTCCTTACCCTTTTTTTATGCTCACGAGGTATCAATGGCACAAGCATCAACCGGAGTACGCGGTACAGATAATATAAATTACCTTTCACCTACTGGCTTTAGATTTCTTTGCTCTGCTATGCCAGAAACTCAATTTTACTGTCAAACAGCCAATTTACCTGGCGTTTCAATATCAGAAGTACCCATACCTACACCCCATAAACAACATTATGTAGCTGGTGATAATGTGACATTTGATGAATTTTCAATAACAATAATTGTTGATGAATATCTAAGAAATTGGGAAGAAATTCAAACATGGATAATTGGTCTAGGAAAACCTTTTGGATTTAAAGAGTATGAAAAAAGAAAAGCAGCAGGGACTGATACAACTGGATCTTTATTCATTCTCACTGGTTCAAAAAACCCTTCACTAAGATTTGATTTTTATAATCTATGGCCTAAATCTATTGGATCAGTTCAGTTTGATATAATGGCTGCCGATATAACATATTCTACAGCAGACGTAGTTTTCCAATATAATTATTATACGATGACAAGGATAAACGAACCTACATAAAATATTATGAAATTAAGTGACATTCAAACAATGTGGCAAAAAGATTGTCAGATTGACGATACCAAATTAGATATAGAATTATTAAAACTCCCCAATCTTCATAGTAAATACTTAGGGATTTATAACGATGAATCTCTTTCTCAAAAGAAGTTATTTTTTGAAAATAAGAAACTTCTAAAGTATAAAACTATTTGGTATGCTGGAAAAATGAGTGAAGAAGAATTAGAAGAGCACGGCTGGGAACAATTTAAAATTAAATTAATCAAAGGATATGAACCTAAAATAGAAACATATCTTCAAGGTGATGATGATTTAATTGAAGCAAATCAAAAATTAGAATATCAAAAAATAAAAGTAGAGTTTTTAGAATCGATTATCAAATCCCTAAATACTAGAGGATATAACATTAAATCGGCTATTGACTTTTTACGATTTACAATGGGACAATGATATTAAAAAAAATAGATGATGTTCATTTATTAGTGGAATGTGAAAGAGGTCAAGCCGCAGAATTAAATGATTATTTTACGTTTGAAGTTCCAAATGCTAGATTCACATCGTCCTACAAAAATGGATTTTGGGACGGTAAAATTAGACTATTTGATATAAGAACAAGGAGATTATATTATGGGCTTGCTGAATATGTTAAAAAATTCTGTGAAACCGGAGACTATGAGTTACAAGTTGATAAAAGTTTTACGTTCGGTAATAATAATTTTACTGATACTGATTGCTCTCGGTTATATGGACACTACGCTTTAAATCTAGAACCTAGAGATTATCAATTAAGAGCTGTAACACATTGTATTCAAAATGATAGATGTTTACTCTTGTCTCCAACAGCCTCTGGTAAATCTCTTATAATATATTTACTTTTAAGATATTACAATACAAGGAGTCTTATAGTGGTACCAACTGTATCATTAACACAACAAATGTATACAGATTTTCAAGAATATAGTAATGACTGGAACGTGGAAAAAAATTGTCATATTATAAGTGCTGGTAAAGAAAAAGAAACTGATAAGCCAGTAGTTATATCAACTTGGCAATCAATATATGGTATGCCTAAAAGTTATTTCGAAGAATTCGAGTTTATGGTGGGAGACGAAGCACATCTATTTAAAGCCAAATCTTTAACTTCTGTAATGAGTAAGTTAAAAAAATGTAGATACAAATTTGGCACAACGGGTACATTAGATGATACTCAAACTCACAGGTTAATTCTTGAGGGATTATTCGGTCCAATTTTCAACGTAACACAAACAAAAGATTTAATTGATGCAGGATATCTTTCACAATTTTCTATAAAAGCTCTTATATTAACTTATAGTGATGAAGAAAAAGCTGAGTGTAAAGGTTTTTCATATCAAGATGAAATGGATTATATTGTTAGACATCCTAAAAGAAATAAATTTATTAGAAATTTAGCAATTGATCAAAAAGGGAACACCTTGCTTTTATTTCAGTTTGTTGAAAAACATGGTGAAATATTATATAATATAATAAAAGAAAAAGCAGAGGATAATAGGAAAGTATTTTTTGTATATGGAGGAGTTCATGGATCAGACAGAGAAGAAATTAGAAAAATTACAGAAAAAGAAACCAATGCGATTATTGTGGCTTCATTCGGAACTTTTTCTACTGGTATTAATATTAGGAATCTTCATAATATCATTTTTGCCAGTCCTTCTAAGTCTAAAATAAGAAATTTGCAATCGATAGGAAGAGGATTGCGAAAAGGGGATAATAAAAAGGAAGCAGTATTATTTGATATAGCTGATGATTTATCTTATAAATCTTATACCAATTATACACTTAAACATTTTAAAGAAAGAATTTCCCAATATAATGAACAACAATTTAAATATAGTATGTTTCACATTAGGATGTAGTTTTATATATTCTCCGGTGCCGACAACATATTTATTATAATATATTTTTTCAAAAAAATCAACCGTAAGTTAACAGTTGATATTATTACAGAAATAGGGTATAATACAGGGTATAGTTATGGATAAAGAAACAGCAATAAAAGTTTTATTTGAAGAGAATAGGATGCTCTTACCTACTAATAGGTGGGCAAAATATCATCAATTAGAACACGAATTATATCATCATAATAGTATAGATTCTGTATTTTTAAATGAACTTAATGTAGATCTATCTAAAATGGTTAGTTTAATAACTGATTATGGTTATGGCGATATTGTTTGTAATATGAATTATTGGTTGTGGTTAAATGAAATTAGACCTATAAGATTGAAAATTTTGTATGATGAAACCCATGAAACAAAAGGGTTCAATAATAAAGAATCCACTTTAGCCAAAATTGAATATATGGTTAAAGAATGGGATTCAGATATTGAATATAAATTTACTAAAATAAGAAGGTCTTTCGGAAATATTTTAAGAACTTATAAAAGTGCTTTTAAAGGTAAAAATCTTTTTGCTCATATAGATAGAACTCATAGAAATATGTGGTATAAGTATGTTCCAACTAATATGGAGCAATATGTGTTTTCACCGCTTTCAACACAAATGGAATGGTATCCAACTAAAACACAATGGAAGAGACCTAAAAAAGATTCTGTTTGTATATACAAATATTCTCCGCCGATTGGTTGGGATTTGATTTCACAAAATTCTTTTGAAAACATCGGTGATAAAATGATATCACGAGATGAAAAAGTTGTTACTACATATTGGAATGATTTGGAAAAGGCATTAAAGAAATCCAAACGTAGCATAAAGTATCTTGATTATACTATGACTCCTAAACAGCTCTTTACCGCAATTTCAAATTGTTCTTATCTAATATCATCGCGCGGTGGTTTTGCTTACTTAGCACAGCTTATAGGTACTCCTACAGTGATTGTATTTCCTCCGGCAGATATGATTCCAGAGAGAAATTATACTCCGCAAAGTGTTCAATTTCATCAAAAAACAATGAAGTTGTTTTATCCAACAGAAATAGCTACCGTTGATATTGAAGAGTTGTCTACCCAAAATACTATGCAAAAAACAATATCTTATCATAAAAAGAAAGAATATCCAACTTTAGAATCAATGCAAAGGTTAAAACAAGATGCAACGAATTTTCAGGATGAAATTGTAAATGTATATAGAGAAGCACAAAAAAAAGATGCTGATGAAACAAATCAAGTTAAAGAGAAAGTAGATATTCTCATACCACCACCGGCTGAAGCAAAGAAACCGGTTAAAAAGGTAGCAAAGAAACCGGTTAAAAAGGTAGCAAAGAAACAACCGGTTAAAGCAGCAATTAGTAAAGCGCTTAAAAAGAAAACTAAGTCATCAAAAAAATAGGTAAGCCATGGCCAGAGCGAAGTCAATACATTATGTAGATAATAAAAAATTTCATGAAGAAATGGTTAGTTATAAAAATCATTGTGCTGAGGTAAAGAAAAAAAATCCAGAAGAACTAGTTCCAATTATTCCAGATTATATTGGATCATGCTTTATGAAAATTGCGGAAAGATTAAGTTTGAGACCAAACTTTGTTAATTATACTTTTAGAGATGAAATGATATCGGATGGAATAGAAAATTGTGTACAATCCGCTCACAATTTTAATCCAGAAAGATCTTCTAATCCATTTTCTTATTTTACCCAAATTATATATTTTGCATTTATTAGAAGAATACAAAAAGAAAAAAAGCAACTTTATATAAAATATAAAACCATTCACAATAATAGTATGTTATCTGATAGTATTGTGTTATCAGAACATGATCTGGATGATCATCACTTCAATGTTGAAGTTTTATCAGAAGAACAAAAAGCAAATATGTATAAATTTGTAGGAGATTTTGAAGCAGCAAAAGCTAGAAAATCAAAAAAATCCACAGCAAGTGCGGCCAATACATTGGTACCTTATATGGTGGAAGCTAAAACAACTCCATGAAAACAGCTGTACTTACGGATACCCATTTCGGTGCCAGGAATGATAACATAGCTTTTTCTAGTTATTTTACCAAATTTTACGAAAATATATTCTTTCCTTATCTTAAAGAACATAATATAAAAAAACTTATACACATGGGGGATGTATTTGATAGACGAAAGTTTGTTAATTATAAATCTCTGTATGATGCTAAATGTATGTTTTTCGATCCCATGGCAAAAAATGATATAGAATGTCATATGTTAGCCGGCAATCATGATACGTTCTATAAAACTACCAATGAAATAAATTCTCCAGCTCTTTTATTAAAAGAATATTCTAATATTACAACTTATAGCAACCCTTGTGAATTAACATATTGTGATTCAACATTTATAATGATGCCATGGTTATGTAAGGAAAATTATGAAGGAGCCGTTGAATTAATTAATAATACTAAATGTGATTTAATGTTTGGGCATCTTGAAGTAAATGGTTTTGAAATGATTAGAGGACAATTTTGTGCTGAAGGATTAGATCGAAAGTTATTTGATAAATTTGATATGGTTTTCAGTGGTCACTTTCACCATAAGTCTGATAACGGTACTATTTACTATCTCGGAAACCCCTATCAAACTAATTGGATGGATTATAAGGATCCACGAGGATTTCATATGTTTGATTTTGAAACTAGAGAATTAACATTTATTGAAAATCCCTATGAAATGTTCCATAAGTATTTTTATAATGATTTAGAGTGGACTGTGGAAACAGTTCAAGCAGAAGATTTTGATAAATGGAAAAATTGTTATGTTAAAATAATTGTTGAAAATAAAACTAATCCATATCTATTTGATGTAGTATTAGATAAAATGTATAAATCTGGAGTAGGGGATATTACTGTTGTTGAATCTTTCGCTGAATTAGATAGCGATGAAACATTCGTTGATGAAGCTCAAGATACTATGACAATTTTATCTTCGTATATAGAACAGATGGATACAATTGCAGATAAAAAAAGACTTGACATTTTAATGAGAAACCTATATAATGAATCTTTAACCTTAGAGTAATATGAGTGACAACGCATCTTGGTTTTATGGTGAGCGTTTACCTGAAATAGCCAGAGAACATAATTGTTCATTGAAAGAAGCAGAGAGCATTTTTATGCAACAAGATCAGCCTGATTTCAAAAATAAAGAAGAAAAACAAGAATCTGTAGAAATAGATTTACCGGAAAAAGAATTATTTGATTTAATGTTAATGGCTCATGATGCGGATATAACATTTAATCAATTAGTAAATAAAGCTCTTAAATATCAGCTAAAACAAGCCGAATATCAATTTGAAAATGGTGATAAGTTAAAACCACAATTTTTAGCTGAGACTGAATGATCTTATTTAAAACCGTTCGCTATAAAAACTTTTTAAGTAGCGGCAATGTATTTACTCAGATAGATCTAGATAGATCTAAAACTACCCTTATCATCGGAGAAAATGGTGCTGGGAAAAGCACTATGCTCGATGCATTAACATTTGGTTTATTTGGTAAACCATTTCGTAATGTTAATAAACCTCAATTAGTAAATTCTGTTAATGAAAGAGAAGCGGTTGTTGAAGTAGAGTTTTACGTAGGTAAAAAACATATTTTAGTTCGCAGAGGAATTAAGCCAAATTTCTTTGAAATAGAAACAGATGGCACACAATTACAACAAAATGCTAATGTAAGAGATTTTCAAGAATTTTTAGAAAAAAATGTATTAAAGTTAAATTATAAATCATTTACTCAAATAGTAATTTTGGGAAATTCTTCATTTGTTCCTTTCATGCAATTGAGAGCGGCAGACAGAAGAGATATAATAGAGGATTTATTAGATATACAAATATTTTCTTCTATGAATAATATTCTTAAATCATATGCGATAGATAATAAAATAAAAATAGATGAAAATAAATTAGCTAGAGATTTACTTGAAAACAAAATAGATTTAAAAGAGAACTATATATTACAGTTAAAACGTAAAACCAAAACTCTTATTACAAAATATGAAAAAGATATTAAAAAATCCTTAGATGAAAAAGATTCTCGCATAAAACAAATTGATGAAATTAATAAATCAGTAGAAGAATTTTTAAATGAAGTATCTGATGCTAAACAAGTAAATGATAAGCATGATAAACTTGCAGAATATCAACGCTCCATTCTCAGAAATGTTGATTCCGAACAAAAGAATATCTCCTTCTTTGAGTCAAATGATGACTGTCCAACGTGTAAGCAGAACATCGACCACGCCTTCAAACACAAAGAAATTATACAAAAGCAAAAAAAGATTGAAGAATTTAAATCCGCAGTTGATAAAATCGATGGAGAACTCGATGAAACCAGAAATCGATTATCTGCAATACAATCAATTCAAGAAAACATACAAAATCATCAAACAACAATACAGTCAATTAATAATGGTATAAGTGTTATTGATCAATATGTTAAAAAACAACAAGAAAATATAAATCATTTAGAGCAAGATACTGGTGATATAAATGATGAAAGAAAGAAATTAAAAGAATATGGAAAAGAATTTAAAGAAATAGAAGTTCAAACGGAAGAACTAATTGAAGAAAAATTTATACATGAAACAGCTAGAAATATTTTAAAAGATGAAGGTATAAAGTCTAGAATTATAAAACAATATTTGCCGATCATGAATAAATTGATTAATAAATATTTAACACAAATGAACTTTTTCGTATCTTTTAATTTAGACGAAAACTTTAATGAAGAGATAAAGTCAAGATATAGAGATGATTTTACATATGATTCTTTTAGTGAGGGGGAGAAGATGCGTATTGATTTATCATTATTGTTTACATGGAGGACAGTTGCTAAATTAAAAAATTCAGTTAATACTAATTTATTAATATTAGATGAAGTATTTGATAGTTCCTTAGATGGTGAAGGCACTGATGAATTTATGAAGATAGTTAATGAGCAAGGAACCACCACGAATGTTTTTGTAATTTCTCATAAAGGAGATACCTTGTATGATAAATTCAGAGTTCATATGAAATTTGAAAAACGAAAGAACTTTAGTGTAATAATATGATTAAACCTTTATTACCAGAAGGACATGAATTATTAGAACAGGAAACTATTCCATTTAGTTTCTGGAGCCCTCCAATTGATCCTATTGAATTTAGAGATGAATTAATAGAAAACATGAAATATTATGATGGAGTAGGATTATCTGCAAATCAGATAGGTTATCAATATAGTGTATTTGCTATGAATCATGAAGGAAATAGTATGGTATTATTTAATCCTCAAATTATTGAAGAGTCGGAAGAATTTATTTGGGAAACCGAAGGTTGCTTGACATATCCCGGATTATATATTAAAATAAGTAGACCTAAGAGTTTATCTGCATCTTGGGAGGATGCTGAAAACAACCCCCTTAATGGTTATTTTTCTGATTTATCTGCTCGTATCTTTTTACATGAAATGGATCATATAAAAGGAAAAATTTTTTATGAAAGTGCTAGCCAAATTCATATACAAAATGCGAGGAGAAAACGAAGAACTTTTCTTAAAAAAATAAAAACATCGAGTCCAACGCTATGGCAAAGTCATTTAAACAACAAAAAACAAGAGAGAGTTTTAGTAAAGACATTTTAAAAAATATGTCGAAAAAAGAACGCCGTCGAAATAAAGACTGGGCTAATAATTACATCGATGAAGAATTCGATGAGACTGAAGAAGAAGAGGAGGAAGAATATGAATAAAGAGCCAAGAATATACAAATATAATAGCACAAAAGAATATGTAGACAAGTTTCCATGTGCGTATAGACAATATAAAGCTGATAGTCATTGTAATGTTATTCATGGTTATAGTTTTACTATGAGATTCTTTTTTGGTACAGATCATTTGGATGTTAGAAATTGGGTTGCAGATTATGGTGGATTGGGGGAGCTCAAAAGTTTCTTAGATGAGCAATTCGATCATACATTATTGGTAGCAGAAGATGATCCAGAAATAGATCTTTATAAACAGTTACAGGAACGTGGTATTGCAAAACTTACTGTATTACCAAAACTTGGATGTGAAGGTCTTTCTTCTATGTTATACAAATATATGAATGGAGTATTCATTCCTGATATGTGGGGGAAAGGCGAGGCAGAAAGACTTTGGTGTTATAGAGTTGAAGTACGCGAAACAGAAAGTAACATGGCTTGGCGTGAAGGTCATAGAGAATGGAATGAAGATTTATTCGACGTAGATGAATAATGATTACAGTTTATAAAGATGGAACTGGAATTCCAGAAGTCATACAAGAATTACAAAAAGGTGAGAGAGAATTGAAAAAAGAAGAGAAAAGAACTGTGAAAAAACTTAGATATTCTGAAATGTTTTATAGCATTCAGGGCGAAGGAAGATTTGTAGGAACTCCAAGTGTATTTTTAAGATTATACGGGTGTAATTTTGAGTGTCCCGGATTTGGACAACCTAGAGGACAATTAATTCCACGTGATGAAATGCCTTGGAAAAATCTTGATGTTAGTCAATACAAGAGCATTGAAGAATTACCTGTAATGAAAATAGGATGTGATAGTTCTGCAAGTTGGGCAAAAGAATATATGCATCTATCAACATTTGAAGAGGCTGATATAATAGCAGAAAAACTAACAAATCTTTGTCCTGATAAAAAATGGTTTTATGAAGATAATTATCAGGATATTCATTTGGTAATTACAGGCGGAGAACCAATGATGTGGCAAAAACAATTGCCAGATTTATTAGGCCATGAATCACTTAGGCATATTAAAAATATTACATTTGAAACAAATAGTACATTTACTTTAACAGACGAATTTCACTTATGGTTACATGAGTTTAGTCTTAGGGATCATCATATCACTTGGTCATGTAGTCCAAAATTAAGTATAAGTGGTGAATTGGGATTTAAAGCAATTAAACCTGAAAATTGGAGACAATATAAAAAAGTACAAAATTCACATTTGTATTTAAAATTTGTAGTTCAAGATGAACAGGACATTGAAGAAATTAAGCAAATAGAATATGGTTATGATCGGTGGGAAGATTATCATGACATTTATTTAATGCCTTGTGGTGGTACAGCTGAGATGTTAGAAAATACAAAATTTAATGTTGCTGAAATGGCAATGAAACATGGCTTTAAATATTCGCCCAGATTACATGTAGATTTATTTGGTAATAAATGGGGCACATGAATGGAAATTTATGTTAGCGGTCCTGGTGTTTCTATAGCAGCCAGAGGAATAGGTCTGGAACGATATACATATTGGTCTAGACGTTCTGAGATGGAAGAAAACGGATCTGGAACAGGAGAAGATTTGTTTGATTATTCCTGGAATATATTAGATCGCAATAGAATGAATGTTCCAGATGATGCAACTTTTTTAGCAGATAAAGCATGGAATGATCCTGGAAATTGGGTTATAAATGCATGTGATTATGAATTGACTAACATATGGATAGAAGACGACGGAGTAATTAATAGATATCGACCACATGATATTCCTCACGTAAAACATGTATTAGTAAAATTTAAGCCTCAATTACGCCCGGTAAGCGCTGCACGAAAACAACTGGAGTACACCTTCAGCAGATTACATAAACAAGTGTCCCCCCCACTCAATCACCACACCCACCGTTATTTTTTTTATACAGGCTTTTCATCTGAAATAGGTAATTGGCAACATAAACAATATAATAGCTCAATACCTCTTGAAAAGTTTAGGTTACAAATAATAGAAGTCTCGAGCAGAAATTGGATCGTAGGTCTAGAAACAACACAAGAATATAGTCATGCTATGCCCGAAGAAATGTGTGTAAATAGACTTCCTGTTAGAAATCATACATTCTTAGAAGACTGGATGAAGGCAACCAACTTGCCTTTAGACTATGATATGTTTACAGGTAACCATAAGAGAGATTGTTCTAATTTTAAAATTCATAATAAGTATTTTTGGGAATAGTTATGAATTTATAATTTTCCTAAATAATGTATAAGGAGAAATTATATGGCATCTATTGTAAATATATTTGCAGATCAAGGTTCTGATTATACTTTATCATTGACAGTTAAAAATGATAGCGGTGGCTCAACTGATTTAACAGGTTATACAGCTGAAGCTTATTTTCAAAAATGGACTGGCGCAAATAAAGTATATAAATTTACCACAACTATAACAAGCCCGACGACGGGCGCATTGCAATTAAAATTATTGGGTTCTGTATCCGATGATATTCCTTCCGGACGTTATAATTACGATATTGTTATCCATAATTCCGAATTTGATATATCCAGACGCGTAATAGAGGGAGCATTAGTATTACGACCCACCGCAAGTCCAAAAGGCGCAACTTTATTAGAAACCGGCAATAAACTATTACTTGAAGGATAGAGATGACTCTACTGTACGATGACGGGCGACAAGGAGAAATCAATTTAATTGCTTCACAAGATAGTATAATTCATTTAGGTAACATTGATTTTGAAAATTTAACGGTTAATCTGAAACCTAAAACGGTTGGAGCTGGTGAAAAAGCTGTCTCATTAGGTGAAACAACAGCACCTTTTGGTGATTTATATCTTCAAGGTAATACCCTTACAATATCAACCAGATCGATTTCAATAACAGAACTATCCGGAACTGAATATCTAGATTTTGGATCTAATGTTGTGATAGGATCAACTGTAATTTCAGGTACTAGATTACTAGCTTTTCAGGATCAATTAAAAACAACTGGGTTAACCGATGTTACCATATCTGGAGTTGAAGATGGAAATATTTTAAAATGGGATACATCAGTAGGCCGGTGGACGGAAGCGCAGTTCGAACTTGATCCAGCTATCTTAAATATTTCTCAAAAAGGTATTGGGGAATTATATGATGTTGAACCCCAAGCCTATACAGAGGGGATGATGTTCCAATATAGTCCATCAGCGAATGCATGGAAAGGTATTGTTGCAAATGACCTTGACTTAGAGACTATTCGGGCAGGTACTTTTTCAGTTAATACTGGAACGTCCGCTGAGAACCCAACGGGCACGGTAAGATATACTTCTACACGAACAATTCAGGTTGTTGCTGGCACGGTTGTAGTAGATACCTTTGATATAAATACATATAGAACTGCTAAGTACATTGTTACCTGTGAAGATTACACTTTGGATAATAAAGCTTATTGGATGGGACAAGTATTGTTTGTTCATGACGGAACAAATACAGGAATGACTCTATATGGAGAAGTGGAAATAGGTTCAATTACAATGATGCCCACACTTGCGTCAGATATAACAGGCTCTAATGCTCGGTTAAAAGTTACTACTTCTTCGGATCAACAAGTAGTTACTGTTCATCGAACAGTGTTTGATAATTATCTATAAAACATCTGAGGAATTTAATTAATGCAACAGCAAGCAACTGTATCGCTAGGTATAATTGATTTAGAAAATTTAACTGTCAACTTAAAACCTAAAGCTCCGGAACCCGGTTCAAATCCTGTCGGATTGGGTACTACAGAAGCCCCGTTTGGAGATTTATTTCTTCAAGGTAATACTCTTACATTATCTACCAAATCGATTGGAATATCAGAACAAGATGGTGTCGAATATCTAGATTTTGGATCTAATGTTGTGATAGGGTCAACCACTATCACTGGAGAAAGATTACTAGCTTTTGGAGATCAATTAAAAATATCTTCATTAACTGATGTTACTATCGAGGGAATTGCAAACGGAGATATCTTAAACTGGGATAAAGTTTCATCAAAGTGGGTTGCTGGGCCCGGAACTACTCCGGAAAACTTAGATATTTCTCAAAAAAATATTGGGGAATTAGAAGACGTCGCACAATCAATGTATGCAGATGGTATGATGTGGCAATATAATTCTGCATTGAGTGCTTGGAAGGCTGTTAATACAAATCTTCTTGAGTTTGAAGATTTTCAGGTTAAGGGTACTTTTACAGTTGATTCCGACTTGATGTTTTCTACTTCACGAACAGTTGTCGTTTCGGCAGGAGAAGTTGTTGCAGATACTTTTAATATAAATACATTCAGGTCGGCTAAGTATATTGTTACCTGTGAAGATTACACTGTGGGCACGACAGCATATTGGACCGGTGAGATAGCATTAGTTCACGATGGAACAGATACAAACATTATACTTTATGGAGAAGTGGAGTTAGGTGCGATTACAATAGAACCCGGAATTGCGTCAGATATATTAGGGACAGATGTTCGGTTAAAAGTTACTACTTCTTCGGATCAACAAGTAGTTACTGTTCATCGAACAGTGTGTACCAATTTTGGCGGTTATTAGGCACCTTAACCTTTAGTAGAATATTTAAGGAAGATCAACAATGGCAATGAAACAGTTTAGAGTAAGAAGTGGAATTCTTTCAGATGGGGATTTAACTCTTAATAATACTCCTGCCGACGGCACAGTCGCAACCGGCGGTAAAATTCTAGAATTAGATAATAGTTCTAATGTCCATGTCCGCACATTCGCACAAGTAAAAACAGAAATAGACGCAGGAGAATTAGAAGCTGTAGAAGCCGGCGATGGTATTACTGTTAATGCAAAACAAGGCGGCGGAATTGGAACCGATACACAAACGATTACACTGGGCACCCCATCTACAATAAGCTCCATTACCACAGATGCTGTAACAGTATCCTCTCATACGCACGCCATTTCCGGTTCTGCTGATACTAGCGGCGCTACTGGTATACATGTACTAATAGCAAATACAACTGGCGGACTTAAAGTAGAGGAATTCGATGCAGCCGGAGATGCTACATTTTCATCTAATGTAGCTGTTACCGGAAATGTAGCTGTTACCGGCGATGCTTCATTTTCAGCTAATGTAACTATTGACGGAAGTTTATTTGTTGATGGCGCGCTTACTTATGTTAATGCAACGAATTTAAGTGTTAGTGATCCTTTAATTACTTTATCCGCAAATGGTGATTCAGTTGCTCCTACACATGATCAAGGTTTAATGATCAACAGGGGCACTTCAGCAAACGTCGCTTTTGTATGGGATGAATCGGAAGATGAATTTGCATTTGTTCAAACTACTTCTGGTGGATTATCAACAGGTAGTATAAATGTTTCAGATTATGCTGATACGAATCAAGGCGCAATAACAGCACAAGATGCTATATCTTGTGGAGCCGATTTAACAGTTGAAGGCACAACAGATTCAACAAGTGGAACATCTGGTTCAATTCAAACTGACGGTGGTTTAGGAGTTGCTAAATCAGTTTTTGCTAATCTTGTACATGCTGAAGGAACAACTAATGCTACATCTAATACAACAGGTCAAATAATATCAGCCGGTGGTTTAGGCATTGCAAAAGCTGCTGTTGTTGGTGGAGATTTAACCGTTCACGGCGCCGCTTTTTATTTGAACGGAGCAGATTCTTATCATAAGGATATAACTCGAACTTTAGTAGCAGAAGCTACTATTGCAAATGCAGCTAATGCATGGTTATTTGAAGTTCCCATAGCGAGTTGGTCTGCTGGAGAAGTGGCTCTGAAATTAAAAGCTGGAGCTAATGAAACTGAATTTCGCAAGTATCTATTTTGTGAAAGTGGAAGTGGAACAGTAGAAAATAATCAATATGGTGGATTAGGTCATGATATTGTAGCAACAATAAGTTTTGACACAACCGACGGATCAGGCTCTATCCTTGGCTCAACTCATGTAGGAATGAACATTCTCAATGGAGACGGAGTTTCGATAGAAGCTAAAGTAGAAGTAACCTTTCATAGCGTATAAACGACATGGCATCAGTACCATTTAAAGCAATAGGTGGATTAGAAATAGAGGGAGATTTAAAACTTGCAAATCTTCCAACCGGAACTCCAGCAGGTGGCGGAAGAATTCTTTCATTGTCTCCAGGTGGAATAGCCCATTATAGAACACATGCTCAGATGAAAACATCGACCGATTCCGGTCGATTAGATGGGGTCTTAGCAGGCGATGGAATACAAGTATCTAGTATGCAAGCAGGCGGCGCAGGAACTGATACACAAACGATTACATTAGGTACTCCGGATACATTAACCGCTACTACTACGGATGCCACCACTGGTGGTTCACATACACATGCGGTGACTTCTTCTAATGATACTAGTGGCGCAAGTGCTGCCGTAATATTATCAGCAAATTCAACAGGTGGACTTAAAGTAGAAGAATTAGATATAAACTCTGGTTCATTAAAATTAACAGATCACGCAACCGCTCCTACAGTAACTGCGAATAAGTTGTATGCCAATACTACTTCTATATTTTGGGAAAATAATGATCTGATGGTCGGAACTGGTGTGGCTAATCAACAGTTTGTTTCCGGAATCGCTATAGCAATGGCAATTGCACTAGGATAGTTTTAGAAAAAGGATAAATTAATTATGGCGAGTACTTTTAAGAATAGAACATTAAGAGCAGTAGGAACAAGCCCAGTAGATGTTGGTGCAGTTGTTTCGGCGGGTGTTGAAGTAACAATAATAGGTCTGTCACTTGCAAATTTAACCGGTGGAGGAATCAAAGCAACCATTGCCGTAAATGATGGAACAAACACAACGAATATAGTTAAAAACGTTCCCATTCCAACGGAAACAGCTCTAGTAGCAATCGGTGGCGATCAGAAAGTGGTTTTAATGGCCGGAGATAAATTAATTGTAACATCAGACACCGCGTCTAGTCTTGACGTAGTCATGTCTTTTTTGGAGATTACATAAAATGGCATACATAGGAGCAACCCCCGCATTCGATTCACGGATTCCAGATCCAGGTGCAACAGGAGAAGTTTTAAAAAGCGATGGCTCTGGGACTTGGACTACCGCTGATCCAGCTCACCTCGAACTGCCGACTCCAGGAGCAGCTGGAAAAGTTTTATCAAGTGATGGATCAAATTGGACTTCACAAAAAGCTTCTGATGCATTAAAAACTGATCTTCCTCCAAGTACTGCAGGAAAACTTTTAACAAGTGATGGAACAAATTGGACTTCTGCAATTGCTCACATAGAATTACCAACTCCAAGCACTGCAGGAAAACTTTTAACAAGTGATGGAACAAATTGGATTTCTGCAACGAATATAGTTCCATCTCCAAGTACCGCAGGAAAACTTTTAACAAGTGATGGAACCAATTGGGTTTCACAATCGCCGGAATTGCCGGCACCAAGCACTACAGGAAAACTTCTAACAAGTGATGGAACAAATTGGACTTCACAAACACCAGCATTACCAGCAGTAGGATCATCAGGAAATCTTCTAACAAGTGATGGAACAAATTGGAATTCAACAGCTGCACCATTAGAATTACCAGCAGTAGGATCATCAGGAAATCTTCTAACAAGTGATGGATCAAATTGGACTTCATCGACTCCTCCATTAGAATTACCAACTCCAGGAACCGCCGGGAAACTTTTAACAAGTGATGGAACAAATTGGGTTTCCGAAGAAGCTGCTCCAGCCGGAGGCGGAATGGTAGAAGCTATAGCGGAAGGAGCATTAGCTGATGGAGATACAGTTATTCTTCGCACAGATGGAAAAGTTGAGGCAATTGATGGTTCGAATCTTACCGCAACTAATTTTATAGGAATTTCCGACGGCGCATATGCAGATGGTGCCACAGCAACGATTCAAGGAGTAGGTGTAATTGATGATGCTCAATCAGGTTTAACAATTGGATCCACATATTATGTACAAACAGATGGATCTTTGGACACAGAAAAGGGACCTCTTAGCGTTTTAGCAGGCAGAGCACTTTCAGCAACGAATTTAATGATTTTTGCCAATCGACCGACAGCAACAGCGGGTGGAACAGTACAGGCCGTTGCGAATGGAGTAATATCAAGTGGACAAGTAGTTATTCTTCAAGCAAATGGAGAAGTCGCAGCAGCTTCTAATGCTTCTGTTGCTTACACTGCCGCTGCTAACAACAACCAATCGCAAACTCTTGGTGTTAGAGTACCTAGTCCAAATTACCCAGTGCATGCTCAGGCCACTTCTAATCCTTCAACAGGCTCCACACCGTCTAGTGACACTCCATCGCAGAAAGCATGGATTTCTTGGGACCCAAACGATGAAAATAAATTTATAGTAGCATATGACGATATCAATTCCCCCAGCCGAGCTGATGGCATATCAGTACGGATAGGTTCAATATCTGGTACAACTATATCATTTGGAACAGCGGTAACAGTTGATGGACAGTATTGGGCCTCTGATCACAGTCCACCGGTCGTTGAATTTCATCCTTCTACGCCTGGTTTGTTTGCATGCGGTTACGGAGGTAGTGGTCAAGGGGATATTAGACTTTATTTTGGAACTGTATCAGGAACAACAATAACTATGGCTAATTATTGGGAGTCTTCACTCTCAGGTACTTGGCTTGGTCGTAGAGGCGGTTCTGTTGCGTTTAGCTGGTGTAAATTCTCATCTACCAACCATTTTGTCTTTATGTTTGATTTTCAGGGTGTCGCTTATGGCGGACCCAACACTGGTAGATATGCGCGTAAAAATCCTAAGATAGTAGCAGGTACAGTTTCAGACACTGGTACTGGTCCTTCCGTGACTGGAGGATACGGCACTGATGTACATCCTTATCTGGAAGCCTTTGATGACCTTTGGTGGTATGGTATGGCTCAAGTTAATAGTTTACGATTTGATCCGCATAATGCAAATAAATTCTTAGTAACAGGGTACAAGAATACCGGAAGCAACAAATCCACACCCACAGTGTACATTTGTACTACCGACGGATCAACAGCTATTACTGTCGGATCAGAAATAGATTTGGCTGCGGGACCTGGCATAAAGGGGATAGGCGAACATCACTGCGAATGGAATCCGGGTATAGCAAATCAAATTGTTTTTTCAGGCCAGCAGCCGATGCCGGGACAGACAGCTAATATTACAGATCCGGTTTTTTGCGTAGGAACAGTAAGTGGAACTTCTGTATCTTGGGGAGCACTCTTTCGAGCTGTGCCAGGAGGCCCGCCTGTTACCAGTCAACCATGGGAAATTTTCTTTGGTCCGAATGCTGCCGGCGGTAAATTTTATGGCGCAACAACTTTCATGCCGTCAGGAGGTATGGTAGGGTATATAAGTGTGCAAGCTTTTAGTATTTCCGGCACCACTATAACGTCCGCGGGTTCTCCGGTCACAGTTGCTGGTCATCAATGGTTTGACCTTTTTTATAATACAACACATATTGGTGTAGCTTTTCCTTGGCACATTGCGGTATCTGCATCCGGAAACCAATTTATGGTAAGTCATCTTTCAGGTACTGGATCCGGCAACCACACTAAATTTACTTCCGGTACTATTGGTGTCGCCGGTGTAGCGAATCTTACTGCAACTAATTTCTTAGGAATAGCATTATGACTACATATGCAGATGGGGCCACAGCAACAATTCAAGTTGCAAGTGGAGTTAACACTTCTCAATCAGGTTTAACGCCAGGAGCCAAATATTATGTACAACCGAATGGCTCGTTATCTACAACTCCGGCTGCAGTTTCTGTTTTAGCGGGAACTGCAATTTCAGCAACGAAATTTTTAGTTTCTTCTTCCCTAATCACTGCGCATCCAGATCCGGAATTACCAGCTCCAGGAGCGAGTGGAAAAATTTTAAAAAGTGATGGAACAAATTGGGTTTCCGGAGATGAGGCGGAATTACCAGCAGCAGGAGCAGCAAATAAAGTTTTAACAAGTGATGGAACAAATTGGATTGCCGGCGAAGCATTACCGGCTCCAAGCACTGCAGGAAAACTTTTAACAAGTGATGGAACAAATTGGACTTCCGCAACTGCTCCAACAGAATTACCAGCAGCAGGAACAGCAGGAAAAGTTTTAACAAGTGATGGAACAGATTGGATTGCCGAGACACAGGGTCCATTCTTTCAAGCTGAAGCATCCGGGACATTAGCAGATGGAGATAAAGTTATTCTTCGCTCAGATGGAAAAGTTGAAAAAGCAGCTAATGCCGCTTTACTTCTAGCTCCACCTTCTTCTGATTCCCAAGCGACATCTATTGGTGTTAGAGTACCTAGTCCAAATCACCCAGTGCACGCTCAGGCTACTTCTTCCCCTGCTCAGGGAAACAGTCCACCTTGTGACACTCCATCGCAGAAAGCTTGGATTTCTTATGATCCAAATGACGAAAATAAATTTATAGTAGCATATGACAATATCAATTCTCCCGGCCGAACTGACGCCATATCAGTCATAATAGGAACAATATCTGGTACAACTATATCATTTGGCTCACCGGTGACAGTTGATGGGCAGTATTGGGCTTCTGATCACAGTCCGCCGGTCTGCCACTATCATCCTTCTACACCCAATTTGTTTGCAGTAGGTTACGCAGGTAGTGGCTCAGGTGATATTAGACTTTATTTTGGAACTGTATCCGGAACATCAATAACTATGGCTTCTTATTGGGAGTCTTCACTTTCAGGTACTTGGTATGGCCGTCGAGGTGGTTCTTGTGCGTTTAGCTGGTGTAATGTTTCGACAACCAATCATTTTGTCTTTATGTTCAATGGAGGGACGGTGGCTTATAGCGGTCCCAACACTGGTAAATTTGCAAGGAATCATCCTAAGTTAGTAGCAGGTACAGTTTCAAACACCGGTACCGGCGCTTCCGTGACTGGTGGCTACGGCACCGATATACATCCTTATCTGGAGATCAATGATGACAAATGGTGGTATGGTATTTGGCAAGTTAGAAGTTTACGATTTGACCCGAATAATGCAAATAAATTCTTAGTTACGTCGTTCAAGAATGAAAGCAGTACTAGCTCCACTCCCACTTTGTTCATTTGTACTACAAACGGATCAACATCTATCACTATTGGAGCAGAACACGATTTGAAATCGTCTCCTGGTTTTACCGGTATAGGCGAGCATCATTGTGAATGGAATCCAGGTATAGCAAATCAAATAGTTTTTTCAGGTCAGCAGGCGTTTTCTGGGACCTCTAATGATATCGATCCGGTTTTTTGCGTAGGAACAGTAAGTGGAACTTCAGTATCTTGGGGAGCTCTTTATCGAGTTGTACCCACTGCATCTCATTCAGGTGAAACCAGTCAACCATGGGAAATTTTCTTTGGCAATGGTAATGCAACAGGTAGATTTTATGGTGCGACAAGTCTTCACCCAGTAGGAGGTCTAGCAGGGAATATAGATGTGCAAGCCTTTCAAATCACCGGAACCACTATAGCAGCAGTTGGTGGCACGGCAGCTATTGCTCCACATCAATGGTTTGACTCTTTTAATAACGCTTCACATATTGGAGTACCTTTTCCTTGGCACGTCGAGGTATCTCCATCTGGAAACAAATTTATGGTAAGCGCCCTTACGGGAACTGGCAGTGGTAACCACACTAAATTTACTTCCGGAACGATTTATCAAGCCGGAACAAGGAATCTTACTTCATCTAATTTCATAGGAATTTCTGACGGAGCATATGGAGCCGGAGCCACAGCAACAATTCAAGTTGCTGGAGCTACTGATGACGCTCAATCAGGTTTAACAATTGGTGCCGTGTATTATTTACAAGAAGATGGAACTTTATCTACAACTCCAGATAAAAATGAAAGAGTTTTAGCAGGAACTGCAATTTCAGCAACGAAATTATTAATTGCTGAGGGAACAACAAGAGCAACGACCAGAGCACTCGGGACTTTGAAACCATTACATCAAGGATTATTTTTATAATTTAATTTGATTTTTGACTAATAAAAAATTTAAGGAGAAATAAAAAATGGCTATACCTAGCGGCAGCGGAACAGAAGTTTTAAAAGTAGCATTAACAGCAGGTGTTACTAATGCGGAAAGCGTTGTTTTGGGTGGTGTTGCAAATCATATCTATACGATATTAAGTGTTACATT